ATAAAAATTGACCTCTAGCTTGACTTATCAACCCTTTAACTGCGGATTCTTTCAGAGTATTGTCATCCCCTAAAATCCCTTGAAGCAAAGCTTTTACTTTATCATTGTCTGGGAGATTAACACTAAACTGTTTTTCTAAAATCCTAACAATCTCCCCTCTTATATTCTGAGCAGAACTTTGTCTTGCAGTAACCTTTGCTAGACCTGTTGGGTCTGACCCACCACGACTTCTACCTCTTCTTTGATCCCTTATCAACCCGGCACCTATGCCAGACTGTGCCGCTAATTGTTGAGCAATAGTTGCAGCACGTTGCCCCTCTGCAAGAAATAGATCCATTGCTGATTGGGCTTGGTTTGCTTTTTGAATAGCAATACGTTTCTCTAAATCTGCAATACGTTGAAGAATTTTCTCTCTTTCTTTTTCTGCCTGTGTTAAATCTTTAGGTTTGCTTCCCTTTAAATTAGCACGACCTGGGTCCAACAAAGATGCACCACTAGCCATGCCTGATCTCCCAACTTGGATCAAAAATCTTTGAAGAAATCCAGGACCTTCGGCTAATTTCTTGTTTTCCTGATCAATGAAACGAGTGAAATCCTGAACTTGCTGTTTTAGTTTTGCTAATTGCTCAGCATTGGAGCCTGTAACATTTTCCAAAACAGGTTTCGCGATTTCTCCAAAATTAAAATATGAGAATCCTAATGTAGTCAGTGCCGCAGATACTGCAGCAAGACCAAGGCTCACAGGACCTAATGAAACAACAATAGCTTTAAACCCCATTGCAATTGCAAAAAGAACCCCTGTCGCAACTATTGAACCACCAGCAATTAAAATTAATTCAAAATTATTTGCAATCCCTCTTAACATCTCAGCAAATTTAATTCCGCCTGTGCTCTTTCCTGCACGATCTATTGCTTTTGATATCCTAGTAAAGGCATCTGCAAAGGCTTTATTGGTTTTTGTAACCTTATCAATACTACCAACAGCCATAGTTAGGGAGTTGTTGACTTGGGTCATTGCTTGACCAATTGTCTTTTGGATGCTCTTAAACTCTTTATCAACAGCATCAGAGGCTTCAACTATCGCTGCTTCTAAAACTTTAGTTGTCAACTTGCCTTCTTTAGCAAACTGCCTCATCTGGCCAACAGTGATACCAATCGAACTAGATATGGCTTGTGCAAGTCTAGGTGCTAATTCAAGAACAGAGCGAAGTTCATCGCCTTGCAACCGACCAGATGCAAAAGCTTGTGACAACTGGATCATCGCATTGTTTGCCTCTTCAATCGTCGCACCAGCAATCTGGAAAGATTTACCAATAGTAGAAGTAATCCGTGCAAGTCTAGTGAAGTCTGTTCTCAACTTTGCAGAGTTTCTACCTATACGGGCAAGTGTATTTGCAACTGTAAATAAAGGCTGTCTCGTTTCTTGAGCAATGGTAAAAGCATTGCGCATATTTGTATTAAAAACATTCATGTCTTGGTTCACAACACGAACACGGTTGCTCATCAATACAAATTGATCGGTCATCCGTTTTAAACCACCTATCAATTGATACTGAATAAAACCAAAAAATGCCGTAGTCATACTCTGTATGAGATACGCATTTTCTTTATATATTTTATTTAATCGCGCAAAAATGGGGCCAATTTTACTAGTCTTTCCCTGTAATTTTGTTAATTCAGTTTGCAGAGTCTTAACCTGCTTCTTCAGCTTCTCTACATCTGCTGCGCTAGTTTTTGATGCACCACTTAGTTGCTTCAATTGGCGAACAGTGCTTCTTCCTGCCTGTGCAGAAATCAACATACTCTTCTGTATCCCGCCAAATGTTTTTTCCATCTGGCCGAGAAACTTGTTTGTGCCTTTTGTAGCTTTAGAAACTCTAAGGAGGGAGCCCTCAATATTCTTGAAGGCCTTATTTGTACGGCCTAGGTCAACTTTTACATCAACTAGTGCGGTATAATTCGCCATCTATCGTCTTCTTCGTGGAGCAGATCGAGTCGGAGAAGTTCCTCGCTTGGCTGCTTGTTCAGCCTTACGTTTACGCTCCTCTTTCTCTTTCCTTTTTTTCTCTTCTTCTTGCTTAAATGCAAAAAGAGTCATTTCAATCCTGAATATCGTTTCATAGACATCAGGATCATTAGCCCCATAACGCTGAAGATGAAGGTCAATGGCTTCTTCTCTCAGAGGCATTTCGCCAAAACCTCTATCTCTACCTGTTACGTCTAAATACTTCCACCTTTCATAACAAAATGAATTGTACTCATCGATCTCCTGACCATAAAGAGGACAAACTTCACACGGAGGGCCTTCCTCAGTGTCATTCCATATGTCGCTATGCTGACAACACCACTCATGACGAAAAATCATGTCACGAGTTATTTCATGCTCCTTGCTATCTGCGGTATAAGGTCTCTTGCCCGTGTGAAGGTCAAGGAGCAGTTCTAGTTTTTTTCCTGTATCCCGAGTTGTTCCCGACTCTTGTTTTCAAGCTCTGCCAGTAATTCCTCAATCAGAGGTTGCATGGCAGGATTACGAAACCATTCTCTCTTGGTGTCGTCAGTACAAAGGATCGCAGATCCTTTTTCATCGTTGATCCCTTCCCAGTCGATACAGCTTGCAATCCACTGATCCTCCAGGAACTTCGCAACTCCTTTGTTGTTTTTGATTCGCTTTTCATAAATGCTTGACATCTGGTGTCGAGTTAGCGGCTGCATCTCGAAAAATACATCTGCTAATTCAGGATTCATCTCTGCACCCGGACATTGGATGCGAAAGTTTGCTTTTAACTTATCTGGTACTAACGGCATAAATACCCCATTTGCTAAAGTTGAAAAAAAGGGGGTAGTCGAAACCACCCCCCGATACCCCATTGCTCAAAGGCGACACAAGGATGGGGCAGCCTTGAGGAACGCTCCTAGTCGCCTATCCTACTCATCGTCTTTCGACTTTGAGAATACTCCAGATTTTTTCTTAGGCTTGGGTTCTTCTTTCGGCTCCTCAACGGAAGAGCTTATAGGCCAACCCCATGATGAAACAGTCTCAATCAGAACCTTAGAATCCAGATCCATAAAGTTAGGGAGTCTTCTGCGAAATTGCTTTCTTGCTGAAGCGTCACCGTCTACAGCGCCAGAATCAGTATCCACATTGATTCCAGAACCTAAGCTGATTTTGAATTTCATTATCTGTACCTCAAGAAAAATTTATCTGCATCGTTGTCGTTGGTATCACTACCACGAACTACGGTGAAAGGAATGTCGATTGAGGTTGCACCATCTGCCTCAGTAGCAGTTGGAACTTCCATGTGAACAGTACCTGCTCCAAGCTCAATGATCTTGCCCTCAACAGTCCCGATTCTCACACCAATTGATCTTCGAGGCTCATCACGAAGAGAATTCATGAATTGGAAGTCTTTTGGTCGGAGAAGTAATGTGACTGAACCTGAAATGCTAGGCTCATTGATAAGATAACTTGCAGGAGGAAAACTCTCACCAGTCATTTCAGTTAAGCCTGGAGTTGTAATGGATCGATCAAAATCGAAACTTACTGCAGTAACGTCAAGAGCATTATCTGAATGGAAGAGGTGAGTGTTGTCTGCCTGAGTGTAACCATGCTTTGTTCCATCAGTTGCATCAGTCAAGAAAACCTGAACAGAACGCTGATCAATCAAAGTGGTTGTGTCAACAGTTGCGTCAGGAAGATCAGGAATCAAGAGGTCCCCAGTTGCGTAAGCTGCTGCGGGAGACTGTGAATCACCATGAAGTGAAACTGTTGCTCCATCAGGTGCTGCTCCAATCTCAAGTCCTGTCTTTTTAACTGTTGCTCCATCATTAGAAACAATCTTTACAGGTGTGCCCTGATCCTCTGTTGCCTCATACCACATGACATCAGAAGCAGTTACTGCTGTTTGACTGGCATAACGCTTAGTTCCCTGAAGAGTTGCGGTTACTGCAGAAGCATGACCAGTTATACCTGATCCTGAAATTTCTGCTGTTCCAGCATAGAGAACCTTACTTGCCTGAAAGCCAACAGACATTGTGAGAGGACCATCCTTTGCCATTGCGACAGAGAAGGAAGTTGGTAGTGCTCCCTTTCCAGCATAGTACTGAACTGTCGTATCAGTTTCCTGAAGAGAATGGACAGATACAGTATCAATGGAGTTTTTCAAGAAATATGAAATTACTGTTTTATTACTCGCAGTTGTTCCGGTTGAACTAGAATCACCCGCATTATAGGTTCCTCCTAGACTTCCGAACTTAGTTCCTCCAAAAAGCCTTGAAAGAATGACGTGTTCTGGTGGAGTAGTGAGTACTTTCCTAACTACAGTGATTGTTCCACTTACAGTTCCAGAAAGAGTAGTTGCGAATTTAATGTTAGTATCCGCATTAACTTCTGTGATGATATGATCCGCGTTGAGGCCAGCAACACCCGTTGAGCCAACAATCGTAACAGTATCACCAGCAGCTAAAGCATCCAACCCAGAAGGTGTAGTATCACCCATTGCAACTGTAGCAACGCCACCCGCAATAGTTATTCCTGTAGAGGCTAATGCAGCTTCAGAAACTGAACCTTTAGGTTTCGCATAGAACTCAAGGTCAAAAGTTGAGTAGTCCATGTAATTCAATACACGGTCTACAGTAATCAAATCAGATCCGATCTCAGAAGTATCGGTATAGTTTCCGGCCTGTGCAATCACTGGGACAGTAGTAAGACCAAATGCGTCGCCCGCTACAGGGGCATCCGCAATTTGTCCAGCGGTTGTTTCTGCCTTGATATAGACTACAGCAGATCTAGACCGTTGAAGAGATGTAGGTAAAGCCATGATAAGCTCCTTTTAATTAAGATGAAAAAACATAAAAATCAATAACAACAGGCACTTCGAAATGAGCACCTGAACCAAAACCTTGTGATACCTCCAAGGCATCAAAATGGTATGTAAAATTTGTGGTGCTAATATCTTTCTTATGAAAAATTGCGCTCAGCGCATTTGTGTAAGTATTAGCAGTTGCCATTCCTGTATTATCCTTAATCAACAGGTTTAATCCAAGGATAAAATCCCTTCTTACAATGCCATCATTGCTAGGGACTTCCTTTACGTCACTACCCGCAAGGACAACGCTTGGTATAAGGTATTCAGTGTTCGCATCATAATTGAATGTAACATTTGAATTAACCCAAGCAATAGTCGGAGTCTGAGACCAATTAGAGTTAAGATGATTAAGTATTTCAGTTTCAATTGTCATCTCTTTACTATCGATCCAATTTTACCAGCGAGTCTTTTTGCTGCAGCACGAACCCAATATTGGTTTTGAGAGGACCAACCCTCTTCTAGCCTTCCTATGTAAGGTGCATCATTCGTGACATTCAGCCCATTCAAATTCTTATTACCCAAACGGTTTATTCTTGGAAGATGCTTTTGAATCGTAGCTTCTGCAGATCCGTAAGTAACTCCATCATCTTTACTTGTAACTACTTTAGTTGGTGCTTCTCTTACGTCAGAAAGAAGATCCGCACTCCATCTTGACCTTGCAAAACCTGTATCCACAGGAGTTCCGTTTACACACTCCCTGAAAAAATCAGATGCTGCATCACGAATAGAATCTTTTAGATCAGACTCTATCTCTTTAAATGCGTCAGAGAAGTTGATGGTAATATTGTCTTCTCCCTTTATTTTAGAAGTTACAAACTTACCCATGTCCGTTACGCCTTATTCTCTCAAGTTCACGTTCCACACCTTCCATGTGTGTTACAAGTTTCGCTTTCAGTTCTGAGTCATGCTGAACTAGATCAAGTATCTTGTCATTCATAACTTCCATTTTCTTAGCCAACTTCCAGATAATAACTCCGCAAAGTAGCAGTGCCGCTCCAATCAGACCTTGGTCTAAGAGCATCTGTGGTATATCCTCTATCCCCGCTGATTGAGGTGCTACAACCTGGGCATATTGTTGCTGATAAGTATCAGCAGAAGGATCGAAAGTCCGCATACCTGAATGGTGTCCATTAGCATAAGCAATAAATCCAAATTTCATCCAATTGCCTTTATCTTATAGAGTATCCTAGTACTCCCCATATTTACCGATTGGACATCAAGTATTTTGTAGACTTTACTATCTACTGTAAGCTCATCATCAATTCCCTGATTTGGGAGAACCCCACTGACAGGCCTCACAAGAAACTCAAGGTAGTCAATATTTTCATTACCTGATGAAGTATTGCTTGCCTGAGAAACTCCGCTTATCCCACCAATCCCCGTGGTATTCTCATTCCTTTTTATAATTTTTACAGCAATGTCTGACTCTGTTCGAGTTATTGATCCAGTAGAGGGATTGTAAGATCCAGTAACAACACTTTTATATGTTGCAGAAATAGATAACTCTGCTGCACTCACAAGAGTATTATCGAAAACCTTAGTAACTAGGTCATCAACAATTGTATTTAATGCAGACATTATCTCTTTATCTTAACAGAACTAGGATCTCCAGACTTAAGAAGAGGTCCTATGTAGTGCAAAATTTGACGGTCAATTACCCTGGATAGCCCTTGCCTATCAAGCTCGATAGCAATAACTCCTGAAACGTCAACCTTCTTGAATTGTCGCAGAGAAGGATCGCCTAGAAGTTCATTATCAGAAAGTAATCTGAATGCCAGTTCATAAGTTGCAAAAAGAATTCTATCTGGAATCACATTCTCGTCAAAATAATCAGTCCTAAGTCTAAGTTGTTGCCCCCAAAAAACGGCAGTAGAATCAGGATTTCTAAGGAATTGACGAGGAAATGATAAGTTTTGGGTGGTTGTAGTCCGCTCTCCACGATACATCATATTGTCAAGGTATCGCGTAGACATTATTAAAGATGCGTCTTTGTTTGCATCCGAGGCACCATCCCAAGTAGTAGCTACACCAAGTCTATCACCAAAATAAGTATTGGCATTTGCTCTTGTAGCGTACGAATTTGAAGATGCGCCCTTAACTGTTGCATCAAGGGCCATCTATTTACTCCTTCTTAGAAGAAGATCTAGTCGATGTCGACTTAGGAGCAGGGCTTGATTCTTTTTTTTCGAAAGTCCAGCCCTTGGCGAGCATCTCTTTAACTTGCGCTCCACCAACCTTGACCTCAAAACCTGAAGGTTTATACATAGTAATTAAAGACATAATTATCCGTAGAAAAATTAAGTGTGAAAGGGGCGTGAGAACGCCCCTATATTTAAGAACTATTAACCGTCAGTTGAGGCGATTCTCGCTCCCAAACGTGCGTCAACAGCAGCACAACCAACCATAGCATCAACAGAAATAAGATCACGCTTTTTAACATGATCAAAAGTCTGAAGGACACGAAGGCTCATACCGTTGTAAGAAACGGTAGCAGCACTTGTTCCAGGTCCCATTGGGGCGGGCTGAGGAACAAAAATTAGCTGGAAAGCCTCAGGTACAAAAGCACCACCTAATGTGTACGAAGAAACAGATCCGCTACCACCAACGATTGTGACAACAGCATCATTTGCTACAACAGCAGGTGAACCCTGATCCACTGCAGCGGCGTCTACTCCATACAATCCGGGGGAGATTCCCACGCTTGCAAATGCTCCAGATCCGCTTGCGGTGGCAGTTGTTACCTTATGATCACGAACAATACCATCAGCATATGTGATCTGAAGTGTGTCACCAATCGCAAGGGCGCGAGTTCCTGAACCGTCTCCACCATCAAGATTAATGGTTGTGGTCCCCTCTGTATAACCTGCTGGAGATGAACCTTGATTAATTGCAACTGCCATATCAGTGCCTGCAGTTACATACGCTCCAGCGGTATGAGTTGGAAGCTCTAGTGCCATCATCATGTCCATGCCCATGAAACGACCAAGTGCCGCCTCTTTAACTGGTGAAGTAGCATCTCCACTCAAGTTTGCCTGGACAAAATTAGTGATGGTATAGATTTGAGTCTGCATAGCAGGGGATACAATCATCTTCCTGTTACGCTGAGGAACTTTTTGCTTGTTGAGTTTTTCAACAATAGCAGCCATATCCGCCAAAGAATCTGGTGATCCATAATCGGTTGAGAAAGCAAATCCTCCAAGATCACCAATCTTAGAAAGAGCATACTTGTCAATCTTTTGAGCAAGAGCAGACATAGCAGGTTGAAGAAGTCGACCATTGAAATCATCAACACTGAGTGTCAATTCCTTTGAAGATACTTCGAAAGATACATCAAAATGATGCTCAATTTTCAAATCGACAGAAGTCTCATTCGCATCCTGAACTTTGATTGCCTCTGATCCACCAGCAGTTCTGCTGTAATCATCAACTCCAAAAAACGCAGGGCGCCTTACACGAATTGTGTCACCAACCTTGCTTCCGGTGAAGTCTGCGGCTGCAGAGGTGTTCATGACCTGAGGTGCAACAATATCGCCTTCAAGAATCATGAGCGCTTCTCGTGCGATAACGTCGGGGGTAAGAAAGGTATTATTCTCACCCGAGTAGTTTGTACTTGTAACAGACATAATTAATCCTTTTTAAAGATTGAATAATGGTGAGCATCCAATCTTACAGGACGCTCTTAATTAAAATAAGTGCGCTCCTGCGCTAAAAAAGATTTATCCCTTCGAGGGAAGAAATTGTTAGGGGTAAACCCCTATAACAAAAAGATACAGGGGATTCTATCCCCTGTCAATACTTGCTACCGTATCGCCCCAGACTCGCGATGACGCTTATACTCATCAAGACTCATACGGCTAATATCCGACTGAGTAATGGATGATCCACGTCTGGTGGTAGTAGAACCAAAAGCACTAGAACCAGTAGACTTTAAAAACAGTTCTGGCTGATCCTCGCGTAATGTTTCTATCAATTCGGCTACCTCCATAGGTGAGCCATCCTTCCCATACCTTATCCCATCTCCGTCTTTGACTAGGACTTTATCACTATCCGGGTCAAAAATAATATCATCTCTGACTTGTGCAGACATCGCTTTATACAATCTAGGATTTACGCCTGCTTCAGCACAACCATCAATAACAGCCTTCTCGGTTTCCCTGGTCTGATATCTCGATATTGCTTCGGTTGCCACTTTTTCCCAATCCTCTTTTTCCTTTACAACATTCTTCAGTTGGGCAGCATGATCTTGCTGTGCCCTAGTTAAGATTCTTGCGTTATACTTCTCTCTGTCTCCCGTAGTGAATAGTCTTAACTCTTCATCCTGATCAATCTTACTTTTCAGGTCAACAAGGCCTTTGATCCCCTCTTCACCACCAAGAGAATGGACAAGATCACTAAAATCATTTACTTTAGCCTGTGCCTTTTTCTTTTCTTCCTTAAGAGCACTATTGTTGGATTTTAATCCTGCAATCTCTTTATCTAAAGCGGATTTGACGATTTGCTCCACCTGCTCTTTGGAGTAACTTTCTTCTTCTGAGAGTTCCACCACTTGCGTTTGCTGAGGTTCAGTTCCTCCGCTTGTTTCTTCCAATACCGTTTCTTGTTCTGCCATAGAATTCTTTCTTGCTCCTCTTCAGAGGGCATTTGGCGAATTGAATAAATATTCACCTCACGATCACGAATGCGTGTAACTGCAAACTGTAAACCTTCTTCGGAAGGCTCAATCATTGGTGAAATAACATTAATTAATTTTTCCGCTTCTTCAATAGAATCACACTTCAACAAAGCATGACCCTGCTTCTCTGCTATATCAATCATACCGATTGCTTGATTCACCATGTTCATAGGGCATCAAGTGGTAACATTGAGTTTTTTAAATCAAACGCCTGAGTCCTTGTTAGTTTACCACCTCTCCAGAGGGAGTATTTCTTAGACCCGAGAACGTCTGCCTGGTAAACCGGATCTCGTTCTCCAAACCATCTTTCCAACTTTGCTTTGGAGACCCCTTGCCCGCTAAATACAGGGATTTGGGTAGCACGACTATTAAAATGTATAGAAGACCCAGACCAAGCAGGAGATTCACCACGAGGACTAAGATCGGGAAGAGCATAATAATCGCCAGTCCTATTGCTGGACCCAGAATTAGTAGAACCAGGAAACGGATTGGCCCAGACAATTGATTCGAAGGTTTCGGCGTTGTTTCTGTAGAACCGTATTCGCTCATCATTTGAAGTTTGTATCACCAAAGTTTTTACAAGGGAAACCATTTGGTTCCTTGGCTTATTAAATAAAGAATCCTTAAAACCCATTTCACGAGTTCCAGAAATTCTACTCAAGATAATTTTATAATCCTGATTATTCGTAACACCAAATCTATATGCGCCAACAACATCACGCCTTAATGGAACAAATATTGAGTTTATCCAATCAGAATAATGTATGCCATTTATAAATGCTCCAGAACTCGGAGAAGGACCAGAATGATTAAGATTTGGGAATGTAGATTTTAAGAACTCACTTTCTTTAATCCTAATTTCACCAAGGGCATCCTGTATTAAAGAAGAAAGCTGACGCTCTAAGGTAACTATTTTAAAGTGAAACGACTCTAAAAAGGAATCCATTTTCTCAATCAAACCAGAATAAGAAGAAAAGTATTCCTGTGATAAAACAGACTCGATAACCTGACCCTCTGATTTATCTATAATTGGTAGAACTTCCTGAGATACGGACTGTGAGACTCTAAGAATATTGACGTGACGCTCCAATATGGAGTCAATCACCCCGTCCTGAGTCAGAGAGTTCTTTTCTAATCTTATCTTCGTCTGAGTCCTCAAGGACTTCTGACCTGTTTTGTTTTGGCTGCTCAACTGTTCCATGATCCAGCTCTATTTTTTCCCTCTCTTCATCAATTGATACATTTGAAGGAATAACCTCTCCCTGCTTCAAATTGTGAAGAAGAGTATCCATAGATATCCCACCCATTTGGTAGGACTGCACCAACGCGATAATTTCTTGATGTGGTATTCGCACATCAACAAAATCCATATTCAGTTCTACTCGAACATCATCAGGATTCATACCCTCCCATTCTGCCATATATTTAAGTGCTTTTTCAACCCCATTTTGCAAATTAACTACAATACTTGACAAAACACTTGTTTCAATATTCTGACGAATACGAGAAACTTCTGCAGATTCCACTCCTTTTTTAGACTCTAATAGTCGTGCACCTGCAATTGCCATCATTTGTTCTTTCTCTGACAAAGCATTTTCAAGTGAACCTAGTCCTTGTCCTGAAAATTCAAGATAACCTAAGTTTGCGCCCTCATTAGGTATAATCCAAGCGGACTCTCCCCCAATACTTATTCCTGATCTGTATTCATCAGGATCAACACCTGTTATCCATGGCTGAGGTAATGCTGTAAAATGCCTACCATTCTCTAAATCTGCACTAGTTCTGTAATGAGATAATGAGAGGTTCGCTAAGTCTAAAAGAGGTGGAGGCTGTAATTCGTCAAAACCTAATCCCGTAGAGTTTATTGTAAACAGAGGAAGTTTCTTTAGACCTTCACCCATAACAGTTGGAACTGTTTCGTAAATGATCTCAAAAACATCTTCTTCATCAGACTGTTCATCAGGGGCTTTTTCCAAAGCAACTCTTACCCTTACATTCTCACTATCATCGAAGTCAAAAACTCTATATTGAATTTTCATTTCATGATCATAGCCATCTGTAGTGACATCAAGCTCTTCTGCAAAAACAGCCATTGTTGGGGCGTTCATGTGCATCCGCCAATTTATAAATGACTCCGCATTATAAGTCGTAAGATAAGTTCTAGAATCCTCCATCCGGTCAACGACTAAATTGACCCTACCAGTTATGAGCATTTCAGTAAGAAGATCCCCCATGAGCTCTTCAATAGAAGTTCCCATCATATCGCAATCTTTAATATGCGCGCTTAATCCAGTAGGAACTTCAATAATAGGAGTTTTGCGAATAGCTGCGCCAACTAGACCCTGTATAGTTCTCCTAAGAACATTCAAAAAAATCGCTCTATTTTTATAGCTATAATACTCAGGGCTATCTTGATTACTCAAAAAAGGCAAATATATATGATTTTCTTGCTTTACTGCTTCTTCACCCTTAAAGCAAGTTCTGCACTTATCCCATAATTCTAAATGAGATTCGTAATTCGGGTGTTCATTATCGTAACGAGGTTTCCTAGAACTTTTCCCATCAAAATATTGATACATATTAAACTCCGTAAACTTTTGTAGTAGACATTTCTTGACGGTTTATGGGGAAAAGATATTCGACTAGATATCCTATTGAATCAGTCATGTGAGAGTAATCCTTTTCACCGCCTTTTTCTGGTAAGTTTGTGCCCTGCTTATAACTGTGTCGCTCTAGTGCTTGAATAACCTTTTTGCACCCCTTGTGGACAAACAACCTTCTGTCCTGATCAGCACTACAAAATCTAGAATTCACCGAATTAATTCTATCCCTTATAAAAGGGTGTTTCCTCTTAAATTTACACTTAAATCCATAACTTTGCAAAATACTAAGGTCAGTCCTTCCCCCTGCAGAAGTCCTAGTTTGTACGCAGGCTGGGTCTGGATAAACAGTAATAGTCTGCTCAGGATATCGACATAATATTTCCTCAGCCATTTCATCAGTGTTACTCCCGTATATCTCAATTTCATCAACAATGTAGAGGACTTCCATATCCTCATCATATTGGAAAACGGTAGCAGTCATTGGGTCAATATTGAAATCCATCCCAATCAAAACGGGGAGTTCAGGATCATATGGACAATCAACAACATTTTCCTGGAAATCAAACCCATAATACACAAGTCCGGAATATGTTACAAACTGTGCCTGGTATTCTTGTTGAAAAGTTCTTTCATCTAGATCGCGCTTTGCAGAATCTATTTCGTCAGGTGGTACGTTACCGCCCTCAAGCGTTGTAAATTGCCACGATTCCCAATCTGGATCTTCGCCTGATTGAGCATACTGATACATATCGTAAAACCAATTCCTACCTGTAGGAGAAGAAATAAATAATGCACCACCCTGTCGATCAGAAAGCGTAGGGCGAAGAACCTCCGTCCAAACACGCTCATCAATGTAGGCTGCCTCATCAATAACTAAATAGTCGAGGCCAATACCCCGCAAAGAATCTGGATTATTAGTGCCTTTTAGAGAAATTACCGAACCATTTACAAGATGTGCTTGCATTGCAACTTCGTGAAAACTTTGTGACCACTTGATTTTCCTCAACTTATCCTTGAGGGGCTGCCACATAATAGTTTTCGCTGCAGAATAAGTCGTTGTCACATACCAGACATTTGACTCTGGATGACGAGCAACCCTACCCATCAAACTCATAGAAAGAAAAGATTTGCCAAAACGCCTTCCCGCCGCAACAACCTTGAATCGCGCACGAGAACGCATTATCTCATCTTGTGCCTCAGTTAGTGGCATTCGCTAATTCTGCTTTTATCTGATCAACACATATTGGAAATGTCGCATCAACAATAACCTGCATCTTCGGTTTCATTAAATCATTTTGTGCATCATCAAATGTCATCGAATGACGTAAAGCATCAACCACGCAAGAACAAACCCCTCTTATTGCATCAGGCCATAGCTCTTGAGTTATTGGAGCCCTAGTATGTTCCACTGTCTCAGCACAACCACTTACAAATCCGTAAATGAAAGTAGATGGATAAAAATAGGGTTTTGCTCCATCAGGGTGCGAGAAGGCAACCGAGTGTGAGAAAATAGCAAACAAAGTAGCAACTAAAAAAACTACATCAATAACTTTAATAATTCGCATAAGAATCCCCTTTTTGAATAACTTCAATTTCTTCTCCCGCAGATTCCAAAAACTTGTCCCGCTCTTCCTTAGTAAAGAAAAAACTGGTTGTGGTTGGGGGAGGGTCAACCTGGTTCTCATTATTTACTTTGTATTTAACCCAGTAATTACTCATTAGTCTTGCCAAGGAAGGATTGTTGGTTCATCGGATTTCGTATCATCCATGCGTAATGCTTTACGCTTTGCATAATAACCCATCGTCATTGTTTCCATTGATATCTTACAACACTTAAGATATTGGAAAATTAAATCGGCTTCGTCTTTTTCAAGATAAAGCTCACCTGTTGCAGGATCTCGATTCTTGAATATTCTAGCATTCAGCGAGAGTGTCAAGGCTCTAAGTCGCTCAGCATCCTGCATGAACTTCTCAGTTTCCTGAACAGAACGCTCAACCTGATCTGCAATTACGAGGTTCTTTTCCTCTTGAGCAACCTTAGCAACTATCTCTGCTTTATTACTGCCATGCTTCCAGCCATTCTTCTTCGCATGGTTTACAACAGAGTTTTTACTAATACCGAGGTCCTTCTCGATATCCTCCACTCTATCCCCCGCCTCGTAACGAGCCTTGGCCCTGCCAATTATCTCGGGGGGTATGTGGTGCGTTTCTCTTTTTTTAGGCATCTTCTTCTGCTAACTCCGCTTCCTCCCTTTTACACATCTCAATCAGCTTTTCTGCTGCTTGCTCGCCTAGAATTTGCTTCACCAGAGTGGCTTCATCTCCAGTGAATGTTAAATATAATCTAAATATATCATTATCTTTTTTGAGCGCTTGTCTCTCTTCCGCAGTCTTGGCCTCCGCTAT